TCAACATTCCATAGAGATTTTTTAACATTTGCTAAGTCGGCTTCTATATTCGACTTCATAGCTCCCCCCGTTGGCTGTTGTTGTGGTACGTCAAACTGAAATGGTGATCCGAATGCGATTCCTGCTGCCATTAGTTTTTATCCTTATTTTGCATTTTGTTGTCTAATTCTTTCGTTTTCTTCTTGTACATGCTTAATTAATAAACTCACATAAATCTCCCTTTCCCACGGAATCATATTTTCTAATTCAGTTAACGAATATTTGTGATGTTGCATCATGTTGAAGTTTCCTGTCATTAAATTCGCTAACGATTCATGACAAAGGGCTATGTGAAAAAAGAGTTGAGTCCCTCCAGTACTTTACTTTCTTTGTAATTACAAGTTTTTTTATCTTTCTTATTCTTACATTTTAATTCTATTTCATGTTTTAAAACTGGTGCAGATGAGAAGAACTCTGCTAGTTTTTGAAACTGAGTATCTGTTAAAGATTCCAGAAAATCTGTCATTTCTTTATCTGTATGATCTTTAGATGGATATGTATTTTCTTTATCGTATATGTAATCAACACATTTTACTATTGTGTTAAATAATTGCTCTATATCACTACTTTCTTCTGAAGTATGAGCTATATCCATTTGTAATTTCATGTTTGGATATTTCATTATTACACCCAAATCTTCAGTTAATTTAACATCAGATGTATGATTGTCTTGTTTATGAATCTTAATATCATCAATATTAATATTCAATGGAATTTCTCCCTCACATTTTGGACATTTATATTGCAATTCTATAACTTCTCCTTTTGCTTTACCACGCAGTTGGAGAAATATGTACTCCATATCAAATGTTGGCATATTATCTACATCAAGATCATCAAAAACACAATTATTAATTATCGTTTTAGTTGCAAGTAAAATTTCTTCAGTTTTTTCAGATTCCATAGCTAGTAAAAGTATTTTTTCTTCTTTTACTAGAAAGGGTCTGAACTTAACTTCTTTTCCTGATGATGGTATTTCTAATGTATATTGTGGTACTGCAATTGTTGGTAATCCCATTTCATTTCACTCCTATATAAAATGATGTTAATATTATTATTGTATCTTGTCAACCATATGAAAAGCTCCACCGCTCATTGATTCTTTTCCTATTCCATAGAGTTTTAGTGCTGCTGATCTTGATTTAGCATCCATTTTCTCCCAGTTTGGATACATTTCCATAAATTCTTCTGTTGAAATTTGTTCGTGACCAAATTTCCATCCTTCTTTTCTAAGTTCAAGCATCGGATCTATTTTGTTTAAGTCTGTATTTGAACTTACTGCATATAATGGTTCTGCATTATTCATTTTTACTTGTTTTTCATTAACTAAATCAAGCCACTTAACAGTAAAGTGTCGATATGTTATAGTTGCATTGATGGTCATTACAGCATCATTAGTTCCATAGTCTAGTTGAATAGGATCTATTTGTTTTGGATATGCATCATGTAATGTCCATGTTGCGACACTACGATCTTTACGATCTATCGGAGTAATTGTAATTTCACTTTTATAATCATCATAGTATGCCCATTGATTTGTTTCTTTTTTATGAATTGAATTTATCCAATCTTGCCAGAATTTTAGTTCTCTCATTTTACTATCACAATAAAATCCAAGAATCATATCACTATATATTGTTTGATATGCAACACTACGAAATCCTATATCTTTATCAGTTGTAGCTATAGTATTACCGGGTATTTGGGCCTGAAAACAACCTGTGACAAATCGTTCTCTACTTCCGGTTTTTGTTTTACCTATTTCGACATTAAATTTATTAGGCCTCATGAAATCTTTCATCTGCGCCTGAAAATCCATAATAGTTGGCATCTTATTCTCCGTTATAAATACTAGTGACACACTATATTTATACAACTACTATGAATTATAAGAAATCAATTGGCCGATATAAGGTACATAATAAGGCAAAATATGTAGCAAATTTGCAAGAAGTAATATATAGATCATCATGGGAGCTTAAGTATATGAAGTATCTTGATAGACATCCATCTGTTCTTGAGTGGGCTTCAGAGAATGTCATCATACCATATTACAATCAGATTGAGAAGAAAACTAGACGATATTTTGTTGATTTTTATGCTAAAGTACAGAACGCAGAGGGAGAGGTTAAGAAGTATATCATTGAAGTGAAGCCGTTGAGTCAATGCAAGCCACCAAAGAAACGAAAGAGAATCTCTATCAAGTATAAGAATGACTTGAAACGATTCATAATGAATCAGGCTAAATGGAAGGCTGCTCGTAAATGGGCAGAGAAACGAGGCATGGAGTTTGTTATTTTAACTGAAAAAGAGTTAGATATTCCATCAAAATCTTATAAATATAAACGAAATGGCAGAGATAACAACAAATACAGTAAAGACAGATAGTTATCAAACGGCAGTAATGGCTAGTCGTGAGGCTTATCGTAAAAGTATTGTACAAAAGAGATATGATAAGTTTTTTAAAAAAGAAGAATCAAAAGCTGCTGATGTTATAGCAAGTAAAATGTCTGGTGGCAAGACATTAGCTCTTTTAGCACTTGCACAAAAACACCCAGGTATTAGAATGTTTTTTCTCAGAGTTTCAAGATTTATTTTGAAGAAGGGATTGAGAAATTTAGATCAGATGGTTCTGGACAAAGATTTAGAAAAAACAGTTATGAAGTTTAATAGAAGTGAAGCAACAGTATATATGAATACTTTGGGAAAACTTGGTTTTCCAAGATTAGCAATGTCGCGTGGGAGAGTAGTTGGTTTTTTTCAAGAAACTGTTGATGCTGCAACAAAGCTTGTTAAGAAACCACGCATAGACCTCGTGATTAGTAAAACAGTAAAAGAAGCATTAGATAAACATATGGATTTTCTTACTGAAGAATCATTTTTTCAGAAGGCTCATGCAATAGCTAAACAAAATAATATTATTAGTAGAAGTCCAAAAGCAAGAGAGTGGTATCACGATTATGCGGCAGAGTATGGTGCAAATTTTCGTTCTGGACAAATGATGAGGGGTGGTGGGAAACGAATAAGTGATGTGAAGTTGGGTCGAATGTATTTTTTTCGTTATACATCACAAAGCTCTGCAAGTGGTCGTGATATTTTACAGACTAAAGATGAAATTTATGATGCGTTTCCATTGGTATTTTGTTTGGCTGAGTATCCAAATCTTATAGAAGCATTCAACTTTCATTATATAGAACCGGCATTGAGAGCACAACTTCTTGGTAAAATGTTTATGTATTTGAATAATGAAGATTTTAATAATAAGACGAAATTATTTGCAAGTAAATTTAGAAAAGTGATACAAGACAACAGATTATTTCGACATGCTAAAGCTGCATATAAAACATACAAGCCAGGAAGGATTCGTTCTAAAATATTAGAAGTGCATCCATTGGATTGGGAGTTAGCTATCATGCTTCCAACTGAAAGATTTATTACACCAGATGGTGCGAGAGTATCCAGTAAAAAAATATGGTTTAAAACTAAAAAACTAGCAAAGGTAATTTAAAATGGCAACCAGTACACCTCATCAAGAGGCAAGTAAAAGTGGTAGTGTTACAAATTATGAACCAAAACCATTTGGCTCATTAAAGTATCCAACGGATTTATCGACAGGTAGAGATGGAAGTAATACTCCAGATGCTGTATGTTTTACTATTATGAAAAGAATTGGTATGTCGTTAGATGCTGTAACAGCTGCAGCTTCAAAAACATGGAAAGGAGTGAATCAATCAATAACAGCAGGATTTGGTACTAAGGGTGAAAACATTGGACTTGTGATGTCCCCCCAAGATAAGACAGCTATTGACGAAATAATGAAAAGAGATATTTCTGACGAAAATAAACGACAACAAATAACAGCACGGGTAAAACAAGTAGCTGATGCTAAGAATATAAGTTTGCCAGACACTTTTTTTGATGTGACAATTGGTGCTGTGAATACTTTTACGGGATCATTAGGAGATGACCAAAGAGATGTTAGAAGAAAGAAAGAAAAGCGAAGAAAAATGAATGTTCGTGGGGGTGGAGAAGATATTCTTGGTAGTATTTATATGAATATGCCTGGGGGTGTTCAATTTAATGATAAAGCAAATTGGGGTGGACAAGAATTAGGTATGATTGGTAACACAGTAAAAAATGTTATAACTGGTGGTGGAGGTAATGCTGAAGGTACGAAAGGAGCTGTAGTTGGTGCTGCTGGTCAAGTTGCAGCTGCAGGTGTTGCTGGTATCGGAGCTCTTGTTGCAAAGATGGGTTTAAAAGGTGGTTTAGTTGGAATGGCAGTTGGTGCAGCTGCAGCAGGAAGCACAATTCAAAAAGGTGGAGAAGCTGCTATGGGTATATCAATGAATCCTTATATGGAAATGATGTTTTCTGGAGTTTCTTTTCGTGATTTTCAATTTGATTTTGTCATGCGACCACGAAGTGCAGATGAATTTACAGAAATAGATAAAATTATAAAAATGTTTCGTGAACATTCAAGACCTTCGTGGGTTGGTGGTCTGTTAGGTAAGTCGTTTATGAATTATCCAATGGTATATAATATTCAATTTTTGACTACTACAGGAACAGGTGACGATGAATCGTATGCACAAAATAACAATGTACCAAAACTAAAAACTTGTGTATGTGATAGTGTTTCCACAAATTATGCACCACAAAATATGTGGACTGCACATCAACGTGGTGTTCCAGTTGCTATTACATTGAACTTACATTTTCAAGAAACAGAACTTGTTATGGCTCAAGATGTTCAACAGGGAGGTTTCTAATGGCATATTTTAAATATTTTCCAACAATTGATTATGATATTCGTGGTGAAGAAAGTAAAGTTCGTGCAGATCGAGTTACAAACATTCTTGCTCGTGTTTTGGTTAAATGTCATGGATGGTCTGATCCTGATGGTTCTGCACATGAAGCATTACTTGCTACTTGTGAATATCTGAAACACCATGTAAAAGATTGGGAAAGACCCGATACACTTGCACATAAATATTATGGTGATTCAGAGTTGCATTGGATTATATTATTTTCTAATGGTAATAAAATACAATATCCTTGGTACGATTGGCCAATTGGTCAATACGATTTGACAAAGTTTGTTACGAAAAAATATGGTGCAGCTAATATTAATGGAACACATCATTATGAAGATAGTGATGGTTATCAAGTAGACTCGACAGCTGCAACTGCAACGATTGTCACAAATTTTAAACATGAAGAAGCAGTAAATGATGCCAAAAGAACTATTAGAATTATGCAACCACAGTATGTTGGTTTGGTTGTGGATGAATTTAAGAGATTGATGGCACAACAATAAACAGGATATATTATGGCAAAAAAACAAGTAAATGTAACTGATATTACGATAGAGAAGATAGATATTGAATCTTCATTTGGAAAATATGATCTAGTTCCTCATCTTGAGGAGTTAAATATATATGAAGATATTTTTTCCAATCATATAACTGGCCATATTACTTTACAAGATGCTTATAATATTCCATACAAGCTTCCTATTGTTGGTGAAGAAACAATTGATTGTGCAATAAGGCTAGAAGGTGATGATGGCAAGTTTATTATAGATCCTCCATTACTTCATGTCCATGAATTATCAGATCGTTTCTTAAAAACTAATCAGTCACAAAGATTTTCTCTTGATCTTGTATCAGAGCAGTATATGAGTAATCAACATGCTCGTGTTAGTAAATCATATAGCAGTGGTGTGTGGACAGCAGATGAAATTGTTAGTGATATATGGAGTAATTATCTGGATGATGGTCATGGTGACTTATTTGTTGAGAACACGAAACCAATAGATTGTATTATTCCAAATTGGCGACCTCATGATGCTTTTAATTGGTTATGTGAAAGAGTACAACCAGAAGATCATGATAATGCTACTAATTATCTTTATTATGAAACAATGGATGGTACACATTTTAAGAGTTTGAATCATATGATAGAGGTTCAGGCAGATCAAGAAGAAAATCGTTTAATATTTGCTAAAGAACATATGACTGAGGATCCTTTTAAAATAGGATCATTAGCTAGTGGATTGATAAAGGTTGATAGTATAACATATATAAATCAATTTCAGAAAGTGAAAAATATCAACGAGGGATATTATTCATCTAAGTTGATTACACATGATATTGTACGAAAGAAGATTTTGCAACATAATTATGATGGATTTATTGAATGGTTGTGGATTAATCATACGGCACCTTTTCCACCTCTATCTAATTCAGATACAGAGTTACAAACAGGCAATACATTCAGAACTTCATATGCACCAGATGAGTCTAGTGGAGTAACGGAGGGTAAACGATTGAGTGATTATACAGATAGTGCTGTTTCATTTTATCCGAAACATAACCAGATGTACTCAGTCAATCCAGATCAAAAACATGATAATAAAGTAGAAGAATGGAGATTAAGACGAGCTGGTAATATTGCGATGTTTGATGGTATCACTATGCAAGTTCAATGTGCAGGGTTATCATTTATTCGTGTTGGTCTTTTGGTTACATTAAATGTTGCATCACCAGAAACAACAAGTCGTGGTAAAAGTGATATTGCATTTGATAAATTTTTAACTGGAACATATATGATTACAGCTATTCGTCATATATTTTCAAATGATATGGGTGAAACTGGATATAAGATGATAATAGAAATGACTAAAGATGGTTTAAATGATGTTGCAACTGGTCGAGTACCAAGAAAATCGGGGAATCAATAATGTACGGTGAGTTTACATGGTGGACAGGAGTTGTTGAAGATAGAATAGACCCATTGAAGTTGGGTCGTTGTCGTGTTCGTATTCTTGGTTATCATACAAATAAGAAAGGTGATGATAATATACCAACCAACACTTTGCCTTGGGCTACTCCATCACAACCAATTACATCTGGTGCTATGAATGGAATTGGTTCGACACCAATGGGACCTGTTGAGGGGACTTGGGTCTTTGGTTTTTTTCGTGATGGTAAAAATGCACAAGATCCTGTGATGATTGGAACATTTGGTGGAATACCAGAGGTAGGTCCAGATCCGACACTTGGTTTTAATGATCCAAAAGGTATATATCCACAAGAATTATATTTGAATGAACCAGATACGAATCGTCTTGCTCGTGGTAGTGGACTTCTTCCAATTGGTACAAAGAATGGTGAGAATGCATCATCATTAGAACATAAGAGAACATCAAGACAAAAAGATGTTCCAGTAGCACTTGCTGGAGATATGAGTACGGCATCTGGTGGTGACACGATTGCTAACACATCTAATACTGGACTATACAAAGCTGCAGATTGGTTTGAACCAAATCCTCGATATGGTGGTGCAACAAATGATGATTTAAAGTATTTGGATTCTGTTAAACTATCATCTCTCTATCCATTTAATCATGTACGACAATCTGAGTCTGGTCATGTTGAGGAGTGGGATGATACTCCAAGTGCAGAGAGAATACATAAGTTTCATAAGGCTGGAACATTTGCAGAAATACAACCAGATGGTACAAAAGTTACCAAGATTGTTGGTAATGAATACGAGATAACACTTGGACTTAAAGATGTTCTGATACAAGGTACTTGTAATGTCACTATTAAAGGTGATTGTCGATTACTCTATCAAGGTGACTTAGTGCAAGAAGTATATGGTGACTATCATCTAAATGTACACAAAGACATGAGAACCAAGATACTTGGTAATGAAATTACAGAGGTGAGAACTGATCGTAAGACTGTCATTAATGGTGAAGATGATTTATTCGTTGGTAAAAACCAGATTATCAATATAGCTGCAAATCTCAATCACAATGTTGGTGGGACTATGGATGAAACTGTTACTGATAAAGTGTCATGCACATATAATGCTAGTTTCTCTACTGCTGTCAAAGACGAGCTGGTATTTATATGTCAGTCAACGATTGATATTGGTTCAGTTGATTCTATGAATATTGGTACAGATGATACATTGGATATATTCAGTCAGAAAGATATGGAAATTATGACTAATGCAACATATACGAATACTGTTGCATCAACAGCAACACATACTGTTGGTTCTACATATACGATTACTGCTGGTGGTACTTATAAAGTCACAGCACCAATGATTCTATTGAACTAAGGAGTATACTATGCCGATTACATTTACATCAGGACTTACACCAACATTTCCAGAAAATAGTTTTGGTTCTGAGAAAACTCATGTCAAACAACTTGGTGTAGATTTGATTGCTGGTACAGCATTCAAGAATCCACTTGCAACTGTATTGACTACACTAGTTGCTCGTATAGATGTTGTTCTAGGACTACTAGCTACAGATATATCTAATTCAACAGCAGATGCTGCTGAGTTTGGTGCATGGCAGGGTAATTCATTTCTACCAACAGGTTGGAATGATGCTTATCTTGAT